AAATCTCCTTTATATACATAACATTCAAGTTGTTATTCTAAACTTCTTACAGTATTAATTATTTGACCACTGTTCTCTACAAGTTCAACTTCCCATGGATAATCTACACCATAATAATTAGCATATAAATCACATCTATAATTATGTCTCCATAAACCTCCAAGCTCTGTACTTGCAGGTGTTACCTCTTGATAAAAATAGTTACATATTTTTGGATTAGGATTAACATAATCTGGATCTCCATTTGGACCTGCTAAATATACATCATCACAATTTCCTGACTCTGTTGTTACAGCATCTGGGAATGGTGGCTCTGGACAATCACATGTGACTTTTCTACATATTGGGGGATCTGTAAGAACACAGTCTCCGTTTGGTTCAGTATACTCTGCTCTTCCTGAAGTTGTTGATCTATATACTAATGTATAACCAGTAGGACATGAACATTCAGTAGGATTAAGGCAAATCTCATTAACAATTTCATTACTAACAGCATCAGCATCACCTGCTCTTGCTGCAGAAAAACCAAATTGATAAGGATCTCCAGTAAAATTATTTAAATAAGTTCGTGCTGGACCAGGAGTACAAGACAAATTATTCATAGCTGATTGGCTACCAAGTGGATAATTTGCACCGCAATATATAGCATAAACATATTCAAATGCTGCACCACCACCTCCTATAGTAGAAGATTGATAAGGACACCCAACATTAGTTTGAGCAGTATTTCCATTAAGATCAGTTATAAATATTATAATAGATTTAAAATTTGGATTAGCACTTCTATCTCCTAATTCTGAAGATGCTCTATCACTTCTTATACCTTGAGCATGTGAATAACCTAAACTTTCTTTTGTTCCTCCACCATTCCAGTTTGCATTATACCAACTAGTAACTGCATTTTCAGTAATTGTATTACTCATTGAAAATCCATTAGGATCCATTGATGTAGGTGCTTGAGCTGGAACCTGACCTGACCATCTTGTAAATCCTACTTGTATTGCACCAGATGACATTCCAGCTGAAACATTAGAATTATTTAAAAATCCAGTAACAAATGCTTGTTGTGCTTGTCTTCTACCTGAACTAAAAGTACTACTTGATGTATCCATAGCAATAACAATATCTAATAGACAGTCAAAATTACCTCCTGTTATACTAGCAATAGTTTCTTCAACGTTTTGAATAGCAGGTGCTGTTTCTTCTAATGTTTTTTCACATGTATTAGTTGTTGGATTATAAATAAATCCTGGAGGACAATAGTCCTCTTCATTTTTTATAGTCTTAGTAGTTAAAAAATGATTTATGCTAGGTAAACATAATTCAGGATGCCAATCATGAAATGATATCCATGCTTTAGATTTAGGATCATAGCTAACTGTCCATGATACATCTTCAAAATAAAAAGGATCTCCTAAAATAATTTTAGTTCCTATAGGATTAACAATTATATCTTCAATGTTTTCATTTTCATCTGGACTAACAAATTGATTACCAGGAAAACTAAAACTATAAATAAAACCATTTTCAACTGAGTAACTTACTCTGCCTATAAATTCATCTTTTAATCTGTAATCTTTTTTACAGAAATAAACTATATCATCATTAATATCATATATAGTTTGACAACCTACACCAACAACAGGATTATCAGCTAAAGGAGTTTCTTCTAATTCTGGAAATTGTTTAATAAGTTGTGATGGTAGATATTTATTAAACCACCACTTCATACCATTGTTGGCAATATTTTCAAGTTTACCCGTATAATGAAATACCTTACCCTGAGCTTGTGATAAATAAAATACACCCATTGGAGTATTCATTACTGTTCTATGACTTTCACAAGAACCATATTCATTAGATAAATCTGAATTTACTATATTCTGAAAAGGTTGACTAAATAAACCACCATCCCCAATTGTAAGTTTTGTACCTCCATCAGTTTTTAATTGATCAAGACCTTGGAACATTTGTGGTGATTGATATGGAAAAAATATAATAGCACCACTCTTGTTGATAGGTTTAATTACATTAACAGGGTTCTTAAAATCTTTATAGTTATTAGGTAAAAACACCCTCCAAAAATCTTTTTTAGATTCTTCTTGAGCTTGTAATGAATATATTAATCTTTTAGGATAATAAGTATAACAAGTTTCTGCAATCTTAGGATTATAGTCTCTAGGTTGTATTTTACCATATGTAGTAAGATTTGTAATAAATCTACTTGCACTTAATGAAAAATCATATTTATAATAATTATCTTCTTTAATATGCTCAGCATCAAATAGTTCATTAACATTAGTATATTCAAATATATCATAATGCCTTTGTCTTATTTGATCACCCCAATCTCTTTGAGCAAGATTAATTTCTGATTCTACAAAAAACTCATTAATACCATTAACGTGAGTATACATGTAAGCATTGGCAATACTAAAAAGTGGCATCTTTCCCTTAAGCCTCCTAACTTCATTCCAATTGAGACCACCAGCAGCAGGTTTCCTGTCTAGAAAAAACAAATCATTTGGAAGGCTATTTTGTATATTTGTGAAGTTACCTGATATAATATCTGCTACTGCTTGTGTTATATCATACTTTTTTGTATCCATCCAATATCTTGGATACGGTATATTTGTTCTCATCAAATAATCAAAAGGATAGTTTTCCGGCTGCCCATATAAAAAATCAGTAAATATTGGCATAATAACCTTTTCACTGTATCTTCCAATATATGTATCTCCAGAAAATATAGGAGCTGTTTGATATTTAGTTTGTGGCGGAAGATCTAAATTAATTAACTCAAAACCTCCCCTCATAGGAACTTGTTTAATTTGATCTAATTGACCATATTGATTTTCTATATTAAATTTTAATGCACCATACAATGCTGAACAAGTTCTTTCTATACTAACAATGCTTGTATCTTTATATATACTATTGTTATTTAATTCACCCAATGGAAATCTTGAATTATCACTACCAACAGGATTAGCTAGTAACTCTTCAGTCATTACAGCAACTGTCTTAGGTCTAAATAAATTATTTATTTTAAATTGACCAGTATCTCCAAAATTTTGAAATACAGAGCCTATATAATTAGAGTCTCTGTTTTTTGTTCTCCATATACCTGATTCTACACCTTTAGAATAAAGATTATAAAAACCATTAGAATTATATTTTAGTGCCATGTCATCAGCTGATATAAGATTATACATCATCTCAATCATTTCATTTGCACCTACAGCAAATTGCTGAGCAAAATTCATTAAACCTGTAACAAGCATTGCTGCACTTGGAGTTTCTTTTAACTCAGATCCATCTATATCATATTTCCATCCACCACCTTGACCACCGGGTAAAGCTGCTTGTACACCATCATTAACTAAAGCTGTTACATCATATGCAAGCATACTTACTACACCACCAGTAAGCATGTCTCCTGTGGCTATAACACTGTCTATAAGAATATCATTTATAATAAAATCTAAAAGTGCTTTTCCAGCAGCATTACCAATAGAAGTTGCTACTGATTGAGGAGTACTTGCTCCAAGAGATGGTGCAATAATAGGTCCAGAACCAAGAGCCAATAAACCAAGTTGATCAATTGACAAAGGAGTTCTTGGAGTATACACTTTTTTCTTTCTACCTCTAATCTTTTCTAATGCATAACCAACACCAAAAATTGATGCAACAATTGCACCTCCATTTCTAAGCAATTTAGTCTGAGGATGTTTTTCAGAATTTATAAATCTCCCATGAGTTTTACCAGTTTTACTTCCATATATTTTGGTTTCGTATGCATTTAAAAATGGTCTTTTAAACATTAACTCAGGAGAATGAAATGTAAATACATCTTGTCTATATCCTGTCAATGGAGGATACTCATTTACTGAGTTAGCATAACTATCATTACCGTCTGTTCTTCTACCATTACTTCCATCATGAAAGAATGTATCAGATCTTAAATCATTATAAGGGTAGTTAGGATATAAACCTTGAGGAGCATTTTGCTCATCTGGTATATCATACTCTCTCATATTTCTAAATATACCCTTGGCTAAAATAGATTTAGAACCTTCTCTAGAACCTCTTAATATTTCATAACCAACAATATTTTCTATGTAGCTACCATCATTATATTTTGGTCTAGCAATATTTCCAAATTCAACACCTAATATTCTTACCTTAGTATAATCTTGATCTGTTATTTGTGCATAACCTAAAGTTTCTTCACTTGGCATTTTATGATGCCTGATGTATTTACCACATAAATCAAAATTAGTATCTCCAGTATTACCTATATTAACACCCGTATCAGGATCTGTATATGTTGCATTCCAAATCTCAGGTTGTTTAGCTGGATATTGTTCAGTAGATTGCCAATATGCCATTTCACCTCTTGCTTGCAAAATACCACCATCTGGAAGTGGTTGATTTAAATTTGATCCTAATGTAAATGCAGTATTAAATACTTGGAAATTCATTTCTGAAGGGTCCAAAGAATTAATATTTGTAGCAAGTGCAGTCTCATCTACAAAACTACCATATTGATTTATACCAAATAATTTAGGAGGTCTACCTGGTATATGATATGAACTTGATTTTTCTCCTGTGTTATAAATCCAACGGATAAAAAATGAATATTGCTCATCACGCATAAAGCCAACTTTATTACCACCTTTATAATAATAACTTGCTGGATATTCTGCAATAGTCCAATATGTTCTAATTTGATTTGCTAATGGTTGATAGTTAAAATCAAATTGTTCAGTAGGTCCTTTACGTATAAGCCAATCATTTACAACAAACATTGCATCTGACTTTTCATATGCAGGAGTCATTAATGGTATAATTTCTAATGGAATGCTTGTTAAAGATTGATCAATATAATCAATGTTAATAGATGTTGTTTCTGTACTATATAAGCCTATTCTTTTAGCAACATAGTTATTCTGATTATTACTTAAAATAACCAACTCAAAAAATTCAAACTCTTTATCTAAATTGCTTATTTTAATATTTAAAGATCCAGCTGTACCTTCATGATCAAAAAGACTTTGCAAATTAGAAATACCAATATAATCAGTAACTCTTTGTTCATTTACAGTATAAGCAATATAAGCTTGGTATGTACCATTTCTTAATTGACCCCCATCAGAAGATTTACTTAACTGTATAATAGGTGTGTCTATTAATGGAGCAAGTCTTAATCTCTCACAATCTAACACATCAGTATCAGTACATGTTATACAATCATCTACTTCCACACATTCTTGAAACCATGGAATATTATCTATGTTTAATGTGCGTGATGGATTTTTACCATCATCCCAATATGTTTGCCAAGTGCAATCAAAGTTTTCTTTTGCTGCACCAATAATTAAATTTTCTTTATTAAAATTAAGACAAGGAGCATTAAGTAATGTTTCATATTTACATTCACTATCATCAAATAAACCAATTTCTGAATTTACATTATCAGTAGAATATAAAACCCATTGATCAGCATATAAGTGAATAGTACCAATAATTGTATATGGGACATTAGCACACGCTAAATTTGCAGGTTCATTACCTATAAGTCCTACATCACCATCTACAGAATTATTTGCAGCATTACGTGCATGAGACCAACTTTGTTTAGGTTCATAACTAGGATTAAAATCCTTGTTCATACCTTTAATAAAAGTATTAGTTTCTACAGAAGATGTATTTGTTTGTTGTTTCTTAGCCATTATTTAATTAATTAATGAGAAGGGTAACTTTTAAACATATTATAATAATTATGATATTGTGCTCTTCTGTTCATCCACCATACCTTTTGAAGTTCTTTAAAGTCTGGAGTGTTTACAAAACCAAGTGCATTATTTCTAGCTGCTCTTAAACGGCCTTCAATTAAACCTAATTGATTAGCAACATTTTCTCCTGCAAATACCATATTTTCTAATATTCTTTGTTTCAAAGCATATTCATAATATTCATTACAATAAGGATGGTCTAATACAAGTAGTTTACCTTGCGGATCTTCCATTGCTCCTTGAAAGCTTATATATACCTTACCTGTTGTAAAACTTGTAATAAGGAATCCATCTTTTATTTCTGCTATGTCTGAAGCTTGCTCACCAACATTAGGGCAATCACAAGTTTTATCATTTACATTTTGAATTCTTAATGGATAAAAAGCCGTATAAGTTCTATATTCACCACCTCCTATTCTTTGAACAAGTTGGTGTTGATTAGTATCATTACATGTTTTTATAACACAAACATCTTTACAAGAAGAGTCTTCACAAGGTCCAGATTCACCTGGAGCTGGTACATACGGTACTGGATTATCTGTTTCTACATGAGTACCAGACGGCATTGACTGTGATACTGTATAATCTCCACACATAAATGCATAGTTTAAATACGCAAAATCAGTAGGTAATTTTGATCTCCCATGTTCTACATCTAATACAACTTCTTTAGTTCTATGAATTCTTAAACCTAAATCATAATTAACTCTTGTTGCAACTTTAATTAATTGTTGCGGTTCAATCATACCTTCTAATGCATATGTAGAAAAATCTACAGATACATCTTCTAGTAATTGATCAAATGTTCTATATTTATGTGATACACTCATAATTTACCATTTTACTTTATTTGCCCAATAAGCTGCAGACATTTTGCCTTTTTTAATATTCTTAGCATGCCTAGCTTTAAATGATGCTCTTTTCTTTTTCATTTTAGCTGACTCACCAGCTTTAGGTTTACCAGCAGTACTAGCACCTTGTTCTCCAAAACGTATAGTCTTAATCTTATCACCCTCCTTTGCCACAACAATGTGAGACTTCTTAGGATGCCCAGGTGTACGTTTAGGTTTATTAAATCCTGATCTAATCTACTATCTTTTTTCTTTGCCATAATATTTAATCAACAACTTCTGTCCAATCCATAGCACCATAAATACCTTCAGCACCACCTACACTATTTACAGCTACTTCTAAAGTAAATTCATAAGCTGATTCTGTAGCAAATTCTGGAGAATTATTTACTAAAAATTGTAATCCGAATAAACTATCTTTATTTAAATTAATAACTGGAGATCCTTGATTTGATGATGTAACAAATCCAGATGCCATAATTTTAGATGTACCACTAACAGATGTTGCAGTAGTATTATACTCAACAATCCCTGATCCGCTCCATGTACCACCTGTTACATTTGATTCTCCTAATGTTAATCTCCAACTATAATATTTACCGCTACCTAAACCTGTTAAAGATATATTAGTTAAAACTGCAACTGCTCCTAAATTAGAAGCTTTTACTCTAGCGGATAATATAGGATAAAATGTATCTGCTACACTAAAAGTTACAGGTGTACTTATTGGAGTATGTATACTAAATTTAGAATCAAGTAATTCATATCCTCCTTCAGATATTGCTGTTGAACATATCTTTTTCATATCTGAACTAGCACCACTAGTTGACTCAATATAATATGTAATAGGTAATGTTCCTGTAGACATGTATGTACCAACAGTAACATTTGCATGCTCAAATGTATGACATAAAACAAAGTTACCATTAATTACAAAACCCATTCTAACAGTACCAGAACCTAACCATTCAATATCAGTAAAAAATATTTGAACTTTTGTTGAATCAAATGTAAAACCTGATGGTCCTGTCCCATCTAGTTTATCAACATTCCAATCTTGTTGATCTACTACAAACTCTTGTGATGATGAAGCACCTGTCTTTTGTCTTTTAACAAAACTCAACTGATCTCCAGATAATTGTACATATACCCCATCAGTTAAATCAAAATAACCTATTTGTTGTTTTATACCAGCTGCTGTTTGACCAAAGTTAAAACTAGTCATAATTAAAAGAGATTTACCAGGTTGATAAGCAATGTACTTATTTGTACGGCTCATTACTTTTCCAAATCCAGTAACACTTAAAGTTTCAGATCCTGTAATAGAATCAAAACTAATACTACCAGATCCATCAGTAGAGTTGACCCACTGAGATTCATTTAAAGCATATTTTGAGTTTGAATCAAATATTGTAAATGGTTCACTAGTACGTAATCTTCCAAATGCATCTACACTTGCACTATCAAACTTAATTGTTTGTGATGCAATAGATGGATTCTTAATTGCTTGAAGCATTTCATAATGCCAAGTAAATGATTCTGGATATTGTGCATATCCATCTAAATAAAACCTTCTTTGTTTTCTATATTTTTCTCTAGCTCCCATAATAATTTATCTTTTTTTTCCTTTATGTAAACCATGTTTAGCATGCTGTTTACCTTTTTTAGTAGCGGCACGTTTCTTTTTGTTGGCTGCAGCTAATTTCTTTCTACCTGCTGCAGTACTTTTTAATTTAGCTATAGTTCTAGAAGGTGCATATACCTCACCGGTTTCAGAAGACTTTTTACCAGAAGCAGTTCTCCATTTTTGTTTGGTCCACCTATCTAAACTCTTTTGTCTTTTAGTTTTTGCTGCTTTAGTTTTTTTAGCTTTCATTACTATTTCTTTTTACTTTTATATCCTCCACCAGCAGCTTTATAACGCTTAGCTAACATTTGAGCTTTACGTGCAGACCACTGTCCTGGTGCTCCACCTTTACTTCCAGCTTTAATTGAATTGAACAATCTCTTACGCATAGTAGGCTTTGTATAATTACCTGATGCATTTACTGTGCTTTTCTTCTTAGTTGCTTTTTTCTTTAATGCCATAACTATCTATGTATATTTAATTTATTATCTGAATCTTCAGCAGGAACTTTAAGTGTATTAAATATTGTACCAAGCACTTGCTGTTCTATTTCTGCAAATAAAAATTCTGGAACAAACATTTGTTGCATATATCTAGGTATACAATTATCATCTGTTTCACAAGTCCATCTAGATATATCACCTTCAAATACACCTTCTAACTTTATAGCATCCCAATCTATATTAGGCATATATAAATAACCATTTAAATACCAATAATACTTCTGAGTATTATATCTAAAAGATGTAGTATTAGTCATTGATGTATATGTACCTGGGCTTGTAGGTTGTAATTCAATAGATCCATCTAATGAACTCACCGTTCTAATCAAAGGTCCCCAATAACCTTCCATAAATGTTGGAAGCTTTTCTCTTGTTCTTTTAATTGTAATTCCACTTTGTATACCAGCACATGATGCTTCTACTTTATCTACTTCTATTAAATTTAAAAAAGGAAGGCTTTGCCATACACTATTAAATTTCATTAACTTATTAGCATGATCTTGCCTTCTCATTAGCAGTTGAGCATATTTTAGAACAAGACTGTAAATGTAACGGTCAGTTACAAAAGCATCTTGTACTTCTGCTTTTACTTGACCTCTAACTCTTGATATAATGTCTCCTATTGTTGTCATTTCTTATTTAAGTTTCAAATTCATCATAATCACCTAACTTGGATGCCGGTGGATCAAAGTTAAAAAGGTGTGCTATTCTATATTTATTTTTCATTACTCTATAATTATTCCAGTTCTTAGGATAAGATTTAGCTACAGCTCTTTTAAATTTTCTACAAGCTGTAAATCTCCAAAACTCTCTATTCTGAAATCTATACTTTGTAGAGTAATTAGTATAAAATATTTTTCCTATATTACCATCAGTTTCCCAATTTTTATTTTGCAAAACTTTTCCGTATTCTTTTGATAATGCATAGTTTGTATTTACTGACTTTGATGAAGGACATGTTCCTATAAATAAATATCCTAATGAATCAGGTAATTCAACACCATCTCTATTATCAATTACACCATTCCATAAACCATCATTATAAATTCTAATTATCTGTTTTAATTTGTTATTATCAATATTCTCATAATGAGGATATTTATTTTTAAATAACTTAATTATATCTGCATTTAAAAGCCCAAGTCTCTTCTCTCTATATCTAGAAGCGTTTAAATCAGGCTTTTTAAAATTATTAATCATAGTTTACACTTATAATTTACAAAAAAAAGAGCACTTAAAAAAGTTTAAAGGCTTCTGATTCTGCAGGTGAGTAAGTTAATTCACAAATATTTCCTGTAGATGCAGATTGTAACTCAAGTTTACCTGATCTTCTGTTACCTACAAACTTCTTATGATAATGCCAATAATCTGTTTTAGATAAACTAGGTAACGTCTTATGCACAAAACCTGTTGTCTCAGTTGTAGTTATATATTCAACTTTTTTATTTGTGTGAAAATGTCCCGTAAATAAAGTTCTATTTTTAGTTTTACCCCATTCAAGTGGAAACTCTGTTGCATATATTAAAGGTGTATTTTTACTTATTGAATCACCATGTTCAAATGCATTAAAGTTATCATGCCATATATGAACCTTTCTTTCTTCATAGTTTATATCCCATTCTATCTGCTCAGAATCAATTGATTTTGAAAGTGCATGAACTAAATGATAAGATGATAATCTATCATGATTACCAGGCACATACACAATAACTAATTTGTCACAATGGTTCACTAATAAATTTATTGCCCAATGCATTGCATCAAAAGCTGCTATATAAGCTTCTGTTGCTCTCATACTATTATCTAATGGTGTACCGCTGGTTGTTGTACCAGCCCATGTATCCATATTAATTAAATCTCCACCAACAACAAAGTATAATGTATTTATATTATGTGCAGCTATTCCTCTGGATATAAGGTTTGAAACTGTGTCTTCAAAATCTGCATCTATTGTATCATTACCTTCTTTACCAAAATGAATATCCTGCAATGACATCACACCACATACGTTTTCTTTATCTAAAGCAAAACCTTTTGGTTTTATTAATTTTGGAATTTTATACTTTTTTGGTTTCCAATTATCAACAAGATCTTTTAAATAATCCTGCTGTGTTGTTTTAATTTGTGTTACTAATGCGGAAACTCTCCAATGATCTGACATTTGTTTGTTCCAAAACTGAGAAAGTTTCCATTTAGTTGTATCAATATTTAGAAGTTTAATTATCTCTTCTGCTGTCTTAGGTTCTGTAGTAGTAGTTGCATTAAAGGTAGCTGTTCCTTTATCTAAGTCATAATTAAAATTTGTTTCCTTTGATAATTCTGCAGATTCTTTAGCAAGCTGCCTTTTGTTTCTTCTTTCACTTAACACCTCATTCTTTAATTCTATGTAATGGTTTTTAGATATGTTTAGCTTTTTAGAACAATACTCTGCGCTTTTCTTCCACTTTAATGTTTCAACTATTTGATTTTTGAGTGTTGACATGTTTAAAATTTTAGTTTAGAATTTAACAAATATATAAAATTTATCAGACTATTTAAGTAAATATAAAAAAGAGGGGCTTGTAGGCCCCTCTCAAACTTCTGTAGCAGAAAACCAACAAACTACTACTTCTGTTATTATAATGTTGTTTTATAAACTACAACAGTTGAACATGTACTTGCTCCATCTGTTGCTGTTAATCTAAATTTATAACCAGTGCCTGAAACAAGGTTTGGTATAGTAAAACTATAAACCCCGCCTGTAACAGTACCTTGTGATGCCCATCCTGTTGGTGTAACAGCTGTATCCATTTCAATAGTAACTTGAGTTGTTGTTGAATCTTCACCTGC